GGAAGCGGGGGAGGCCGGTCTGCTCGTCAGCCAGACGCTCTTCGTTCTGCTGGACCTGGAGCATGGCCGAGAAATCGTACTGGGGCAGGAAGAAGTCGATGGGTTTCCCGGTGGCTCCAACCTTGCCCCGGATTGCCCAGATCTTGCGGGGTTTCAGTTCCAGGACCGTCATCGGGTCGGCAAGCTGATCCACATCCACGGTCATCTGGGGGGCGATGCTCATAGCCATGGCATCCATGATGGCTCGCTCGCAAGCCTGGATCCCATCATGCTGGTCGAACATCATCTCCGCGACACCGACACCCCAGATGGAGTTGGTAGCCACGGAGTAGGGGGAGAAATAGAAGGGGAGTCGCTCGTTGTGCAGTTCGGAGATGGCGACCTTGATCACCTTGTTCGCCATGACCCAGATCTGCGCCACCACCCGCTCATCGTAACGGGACTTGGGGATCGCTTCCTCAAGCCCAGGCTGTTCCGCCAGTTCCCGACCAGTCAGGTAGCCCCACCATTGGTGGCAGACGAAGCGACCGTTGGGCAAGGTCTGCGCCGGTTGCTTGTTGAGAGAATTGACTGCCGTTTCCCAGTAGGTCGGCTGCCAGATGCCATTGGGGTGGTCTTCCAGGATCTGCTTGATGACATCCTTGCGGAATCCGTCCTCTTCGGCCATTGCCATGACCTGGCCCTTGCCCAGGCTCATACGCCAGATGATGAACCGGCACATCTCAACCGTGGAGGCGGCAGGGTCGGGGTAGCAGTCCAGGGGGCAGATGCGCTGCATGTCAGCGAGATATTCATCGAACAGACCCATGTCGATCATCATCTTCATGGCCTTGCCATCGAAGGGCTGGCCGACCGTTGGGGTCCAGACCGTGCTGTCCTGCTCCTGGTCTTCCTGGGGTGCTTCCGACAGTTCCGGGTTCTTGACCGCGAGGGGGCCAAGCATGATGCCGGTCCCGAAAGTGATGAAGTCCCAGTTGTGAAGTAGAAGCTTGTCGTTCATCCGAGTGAAGTCATCACTCTTCTGGATCTTCGCGGTGAGCCGGTCAGCCTTCTGCCCCGCCTTCTGGAACAGCATGTCCCTGATCTGGTCAGGGGGGATCTGCTTTTGCAGCAGTTCCCATGCGTCCTTCGGGTCCATCGCTTCTGGGTCGGGGTCGATGGTGAAGCAGTTCTGACCCGGAGGACACACGATGGGCATCAGAAGGGCTTCAGCGGTCTGCAACTTGGGGCGGGTGGAGTTCACTGCCGCCTGGGAAGTGGTGGTGGTCCCACCCGTGTCATCCCGCTCCACAAGGTAATAAGCCCTGGAGTTGAATAAGGCACGAACGAAGACCTGTTGCTCCTGGAAGAGTCTTGCGGAAGATGAAAGCGTCCAGTCCTTCAAGACCCTGGTAGCGAGCTTATCTCCGGTTTCGGTTCCCCCGTAACCTTCCACAATGGATGGAGGTGTGGACTCTGACTCCATCATCGAGAGACCCTTGGGTCCAGGCATTTACCCACCTCTGTCCTGGAGTATGGTGGGCAAGATATGCCCTGTCAATAGCCAGGTATTAAATGCCGATGCGCGGGTTTGTCGGTGCCCACTGCACGATCCTTGGGACCGGCTTCATCCGGGGGACTCCGGGGACTCTCGCTTGGTCTAACGCCATGACCGCATATCGCAGAGGGTCAATCAAGTCATCATCCTTTTCAATGACTTTAACCTGTCCGGTCTTCTGATTCTTGGTCATGCGATAAAGCCCCATTTGCTTGAATAATTCGCGGCATGTCGAGAAAATATACAGCCTCCCTTCAGCCAGCATCTGGTTGATGGTATTGATCGAAGCCTGGACCGAACCGCCCTTAGTGTCGGCATTGGACACGTTCAGGCCCTCGTCCGTATACATTTGGAACAGGTTCTTCCCGTCCGTTGCGGATCTCCGGTGCGCCGATGTGTCGATCTTGAACTCGACATCCCCCCACTTACGCAAGGCCGATGCGTGGACTATAGGCAGGTTGCCCTTGTTGATATATTCCCTGAAGACATAGGCAACATTTGCCTGGTCATCAATGGCGATCTCAATCGCCCCGGTGGCGTGTCCGAAACCAACATCAAGGCCAGCGATACACCTCCAGTTTGGTTCGATGTCGAACGGATCGACTGTATATTCATCGCGGCTCATGGTAAAAATTCGGCCTTCGCCTACTCCTGGGCGACCATAGATACGGGATTCCTTCTCCCATTCAGGCATGGATTCGATGTGCATACGGATCTCTTCCGGGTCAAGGGTGCTGTTGTCCTCCATCGACAAGGTGTAATGCCCACAGAATTCGCCCGATATGTTGTCCAGCTTGGTGATCAGTTCCGTGGTCCCATTGTAGGGGTAGAAGGACATGATGATGTGCCCACGCTTGTCGATCATACGCATCTGGACTTCGTTGAAGATGTTCAGGTCGGGTTCCTCATCAAACCAGCACAGGTCCCAGGCGTAACCCATGAACTTGGTCTGCCCCTGCTCGTTGGTCATAAAATTGATCCGGCTGACCCCTCCCGAGGCATGTTGCACCAGAACCCAGTCCAGGCACCCGTTGGTGCCGCCACGCCATGCCTTGTCGATGATCCGGTCGGCGGGGATGAACCCAGTGCCCAAGGCGTGTGGTTCTCCCATTAATTTTACCTGGGCCGATTTCCGCATCTGTTCCGTGGAGATAGACACAACACCGACATCTGGTGGGGTATTTAGGCGAAGCCCTTGCCACCAATCTGGATACTCCCCTAAAATATGACATGCCATGGTGAACCCGCAACAATGCGATTTCCCACTGCGATTCCCGCCCATGACTTCTACGATCTTCCTTTTGTCGCTATGGATAGGTATCTGATGGTTTTGAGGCTTATAGGTATAGAACATACCCTCCCGCTTCTTCTTTAGGAGGGCCTCCATCTCCTTGACCGCCGCAGCGGCCTGGGGAGCCGACATCTTTGCCAAGTAGGCATCAAGTTCTTCCTCTGTCATCTTTCTGCGCTGGGGTGGGGCGGGTTCGTTCACTTGACTGCTCCTAGGGAAGACGTACCATGGGGTTGTGCATGGGGCACAATTTGCCCACTACGGGCATAAAAGGGAGAAACCATGAAAACCGTCGCGGAGAAGCTGGAGATCAAGTATCACCAGACCATCGGGCAGGGCACCATCACCACCGCAGGGCATTCCACGCTGGCCGAGGCCGCTGTGGTTCTGCCCCCGCAGCATTTCACCGGCCCCCTGGGCGAGGTGATCGGGGAGCATATCGACCATGTTCTCCACGAACCCGCCGAGCATGTCCTGGGCCACGCCAAGGCGGGTCACCTGGGCGGGTCGTTTGCCCACATCAAGCACGATACCAAGCGTGAGAAGGGCGAGGGCGAACGCAAGGACGAGGGTGTGCCCAGCGAATACAGCCACACCAGTGAGGGCCATCCCCACGAACTCCGTGGTGATCACGCCAAGCACAACCCCGAACACCACATGCACAAGGGCAAGAGCCACAAGCACCCCCACAAGTAGTCCCTGAAAGGAAGGGATACCATGCCCTTTGATCCTGAACGAGATTTGAAGTGCCGCATCCTCCCCAAGAAGATGCACAAGCCGTTCCTGCAAGGCGACAACAAGGGTGGTCATGTTGCCTCCCAGAATGTCACCATCTACAACGCCCGGACTGGAGAGGTTGTCCACAGCCACATGGCTGAACCCTCCCCCATAGACCCTCTGGATCCTGTGAATATCGCGGGGCGTTTCAGGGAACGGCAGAAAAGGGATGCGGAAACCATGAACCGCATGAACTGCAACTCGCAGAACCCCCAGGGGAAGGACACTGAGGACTAGCCACCACCTACTGTGACGAGAAAAGAAGGCCCCTTCGGGGGCTTTCTTATGCCTGGGCATCGTCTTCCTCCCCTTCGGGGACCGGGGCATTCGGGGTTACGTCAATCACCCCATCCAGGGCTTCGGCATGGCCCATGATCAGCATCTTCAGGGTGCGCTTGAGTTCCAGTTCGTTCTTCTGGTTCAGGTTCTCCGTCTGGATGACCTGTTTGTCGCGGAACTTCTCGTCCTGGAGGGCAGCCCTCTTCATCAGGAAGTTGCTCTGGAGCTTCGCCTGGGCGATCTCGTCCTTGTCGGCACGGACGTTCATCACGATGTCATGGGCCTGATCCATGAAGGTATGGGCCTGGACCTGTTCCGCTAAACGTAGGGATTCCTTGAAGTCAGGGTACAGGGTCTCCCACTTGGCAATCTCCAGCATGGAAGGGCACCCATTGATGCCCTGGCACAGATCGCGCCTAGTCCTGCCTTCAGAGATGGCCCAGGGGATGTAAGCCATCATCTCAAAACGGTTCATGGCGGTCTTCCCCACCCGATAGATCTTCTCCCGTGCGTCCCGATTGATCCGCATTATTAGGTTATCGAAGGTCCGGTCACTGATGAAGGCCCCGGTAGCCTCTTTCTGGCCACGCAGGGCTTCCCTGGCGATAGGGAAGTCGCTCCCCTTGACCGGCTCGAAGTCCTCTGGCAGTTCCAGGTCGTTTTTCACTTCAGGGACTCCAATCTGCTTGCACTCTTCCAGGGGGGTCAGCCGTGTATAGCGTTCTAGGGGGTGCTGGGGCATCGAAGAGATCAGGATGCCACGGTCGGAGGCCAGGTCGAAGACGGACTCCTTGTTGAACCCCCTACCCCCTCCCGTGCGCCCATTGGCATAAATGTCGGGGTAGATCGGCGGGTAAAGTTGGGAGCAGACGAAATCGCAAGAGAAGACCACCATGCTGGGCATGTTCCCCTCAAACTCTTCAGGCTTAAAGAAAGGGCTCTTCATGGCCTGAGTCCACATCCGTTTCCCGAGCTTCCTGGCGGTCTGTTTCGGCAGGAAGAGGATGCGCCCTCGCAGGAAGGCCATCCTGCGGATCACCTTCATCTCCTGCTCGTCTATCTCAATGTAGGGAGCCTCAACATCGTGTTCCCTCAAGAGAGGGATAAGGTCCACCAGATCGCGCACCACTAAAGTCAGGATTTCCGTGGTCGCAGCGTTCCTCAGTTCGTCCAGGGTCGCATCGGGCGGCAGCGGGTCCTTCAGCAGGGACCTCCCGTCCTGGATCAGCACCGTGGACTGCGTTTCGTCCCGCCTGATCGTCAGGTGTGGGGTTCGATAATGCGGGTAGAAGTCCATGGTTGTACTCCTGGGAGGGGTCGTTATGCACTAGCAACTTGGCTTTCTTCGCCAGGATCACGGTCCCGAACCTCATGCGTCTGCGTAAGGACTGGAGTGCGTGTTTCCTGGAGTCTGCGTCCATCCCGGCAGGTATCCCCGGCAGGATCTCGAAGGCTGAATGGATGGTGTCCTTGTAACCACGGACCTTGGTGGCACCGACCAGTAAGGCTTTCCCGGGACGGTTGCCAATCACCACCCCTACGATCCAAACCAGAAACCCCCCCTGGTCGGACTCGACACAGAGGGGGAAATCGGGATACTGGTCCTGCCCTTGAACATCCCAGCCGTGGTAGAAGAAATTGGAGGCTTGGCTGAAGGCTTCGGTGACCCGCTCGAAAGCCTCCGGGTCAAGGATTGGTCCGTCAAACAGTTCGTTGGGTCTCAACATGGCACACCCTCTGACCTCCAGGATGCGTCAAACTCCGCAAGTAGGCAAGGAGTGCCTAGACTTTTCCTTGGGGCGGTGGCCCACATAGATTTCCTTGAAGAGCCGCATCCGGTCTGCACTCACATGGAAAGAGGTTGCTCCAACTATGAGTGTCCTA